GAATATGGTGATGAAGTAGATGTAGAAATTGGTGGAACTGCTGTGTCAGGTATTCATCAAGGAGAAGAGTATAATAAGAAATGGGCAACACCATTTGGTGTGCGTAAGTATAATAAAGATGCGTTTATTGTTATCAAGAATCAGTCTCGTAGAGACCTGACTAAATCACAACCAAACCCAGATCTAAAGGCCCATCATGCGACATGACATGACAGTTTCTTGGGATAGACATCTCAAGAATGGAAATGTGTGGGGAGTTGAGGTAGAACTTTCTATGCAAGATACTCCTGGTGATTTTTACACCTACACTGTGAAAGTTTATGTAGTGGCACCTACACAAGCACTTGCACAATACATCGTTGCTACAATGTATCCAGATTATGAATCAATCTCCGTTGATGACGAACCAACTCGAACTGCCCCCTGATTTTCATCATGAACCACCAAAAGGATACCACTACGAAGTTGAGTCGTTTCGACGTAATATTCATCGCATTCTCATTGTCAATGATGGCACTTTCTCCTATACTGATGTACCACCTAAGTCCGTCTGGGGATTCTATGATGTTAAAAAGGGAAGGTATTCAGCGCCTATTAACTTCTCCAAGCAAGGAGATCCGGTAGACATCAATAACACCCGTCCATATACTGCAATGCAGTTAAACCTCAACCCATTGATGGCAGCATTTCAATGAAGTATGTACCCAAACTAGATGATTATGTCTCTTGGCGTAATGTTGAGGGATGGGTGTATTATATTGATGACAATCATCTTACGATTGAGATTAGTGTCAGACCAAAAGAAGATGATTTAGTGCCACGCCACAAGAAACATCACTGCTTGGTTGTTGTTCAGGATTATCAATATGATGAACTTGTATATGTGAACAGTAGGAGATATTCAAATGCGTCAAATCTGGACGACATGGAAATATACGTTAGGGAGTTTCAGTGACACAAGAACAAAGAATTATGATGATTGGGTTGCTCTCATTCGCACCTGTATATTTGTTAGTTACATGGTCACTAACTTTTTTATTGTATCTGGAGTAATTCGACACTGGAATGATGTACCAAGTCAACTACATGAAACCCAAGAAAAAGGGTTATGCAAAACAGAAAGCAACCTTTCTTAAAATTGAAGACGCTGTGTTCTGGGAAGAACATGTAAAGAAAAACCTAGGAGCAGTGGACACTACGATTACTGTCCACTAATCTCCCACAGACCACCAATCCCGTGTATATTAACAGAGTCAAACAAATGCAGGACATGAGTTACACTCTCGAACAGTTCAATCAAGATAAAGAAACTCTTCTCAACTTGATTGCTGACTGTGAGGAACTTGAAAAGCGTGAAAACTCTGACGAGTTCTTTATTCAATGCGACGAATTTGCCCAAACCAAGTACACTGTCTGATATGAACTTTCCTACCTCCACTGTCAATGTCCTGCCACACTTGCAGGAGTTGCGTAAAGTTTGGAAGCAACAAGATTTCCGCTTTACTAAAGAACAGCAAGAAGAATATGATATTTTGTTGCAAGCAAGAAAAGAAAGAGTTAAGTTCTTCTATGAATCAAACAGGGTGCAAGTTGGCCCTAAAATTGTTAAGAAAGTAGAGGAAACTCCAGAAGAAGATTGATTATTACAGTTTTGTAAAAGTGATTGACAACCACTCTAAAAGTTGTTATATTACATTCATGCCTGGGACGACAGATGTTCTCGGGACACCAAAACCCCCCTTTTATGATGACTAACGCTGCAATTTTTCCTTGCAAGAAAGATCCCCTTCCGATGACAATTTGGGATCTGTATAACAATTACAAGGGTTCATATGCCCCAGAAGAGTTTCAACGCCCCGAATCTTGGAGTGCAAAAGAACGTAAAGCATATTTTCTTTCAGTTTTAATGAATCGTATTGAAGGCACTTTTGTCTTCGTTGATGTTGAAATTGCCCGTGCTCGGGTTGAGTCTATTGACCCTACAGATATTTCTTTTACTTATTTTAGTAATCTGCTTAAGCAGATGATCGAAAAGATCATCCTGGAAGGTAATAATCGTCTTAAGTTTCTTGAGGCACTTCTTAACGATGAGTACACTATTCCTAGTGGAAGTTATTACTATCTGCCTGATCCTCATTCTACCTCTCTGTCTCAATTTGTGGTAGGAAAGCATAATAATGTCTTCAGTAAACTTCCCAAACTTGTTCAGAAGGCAATCAAAGGTCGTAAAGTTATTGTTAGTGAGTACACCCAAATCGACTACAAAGGACTCTCTGATGTCTTCGTAAATGTGAACAGTGGTGTTCCTCTTAATGCACAAGAACTTCGCAATGCTCTGCATACTGATTGGGCAGCATATGTGAGGCAAATGCGTAAGGAACTTGCTCCACTTTTGATCAAGATGTTTGGCAACAAGTACAAAAAACGTCTTGTTGGTGATGAGTGGATTGTTGATACCATTGATATGGTTCTCAACAACTATTGCAAGGATGAAGAAATTTCTGATTATGAAATGAATGGAGTCACTCAAACATCAAAGAACAAACTCTATGTTAGTGACTACGAAGAATTTAATGAGCAGAAGATTACTGAAAACTTCATCACTCTTGCAAGTTACGTTGACCGAATGATTGATGACAACTGGGAAGAACTTACCGAAAAGGTTATTCTTCGTAAGAGTTCAGTGATGAATCTTTTCTGGATGATCAACAACGGCATCGACACTTATGATCGAGCAGTTGAAGCCCTCCACTTGAATGAAGAAGCATACAAAGACAAAGATCTTCGTAATGATGCTGATGAATCTTACAAGTGGGCATGTGGTGGAACTGGAGCGAAAAACATGGAGTTCCGTATGCAAGTTCTGCCCGAAATCGTGAGCAAAGTAAAAGAAAAGATTCCTGCCTGATGTGCCAGTGATCTAAACCGTCCACCACCCCTTGACTTTCGGGTCAGGGGGTTTTATATTATATTCATCAAAGAAACACGAATGACCCTGACCCTTCGCCCGCATCAGCAACGCATCTTAGATCGTATGCTTGCATACAACAAAGGTCAGATGATTGTCCCCACCGGTGGTGGTAAAACTCTGACGATGATTCTTGACACTAAGCGTCGTCATGATGTTATCAACAATGGCACCACTACAGTTGTTGTTGCTCCGCGTATTCTGCTGGCAGAACAACTGTGCAGCGAATTTATGGAGGTTATTGATCCTAACAACAGTGATCCTTATCTGCATGTGATGCACGTTCACAGTGGTGAAACGCATCACGTCAGCACAACTAAAGCAGACAAAATTCATTTGTATGCAAACTGTGCTCGCACTATGGGTGAGAATGTTATCATCTTCACCACCTACAATTCTCTGCATCGTATCATGGAGGCAGATATTGAGGTAAATACGATTTACTTTGACGAGGCACATAATAGTGTCAAACGCAACTTCTTCCCTGCTACAGAGCATTTTAGCGAGGTCTCAGAGCGTTCCTACTTCTACACTGCAACCCCTAAACATTCTCTTACAGTGAAGAAACCTGGCATGAATTGGGGTCATGTTTATGGTCAAGTTCTTGTCAATGTTCCTGCACCTGAGTTGGTTGAAGGTGGTTATATTCTTCCTCCCAAAGTTGTAGTTAAGAAACTTGATCTGGTCAAAGGTCGCAAGGTCATGTATGCAGAGGATTGTGATAATCTTCTGGAAACTATTGATGACAACAACATCGACAAGACTCTGATTTGTGCTCGCACTACAAAGCAGATTGTTGGTCTTTTGTCTCAGTCTGACTTTTGTATGCAACTCGCTGAGCGTGGTTATTCTTGGATGACTATTACATCTAAGACTGGCGCAATCATTGATGGCAAGAAAGTCAACCGCGAAGAGTTCTTCAACACGTTGAACACTTGGGGCAAAGATCCTGAGAAGAAGTTTGTAGTTATTCACCACTCTATTCTGTCTGAAGGTATCAACGTAAGTGGTCTTGAGGCTGTCATTTTCATGCGGAACATGGACTACATTGGTATCAGTCAGTCGATCGGTCGTGTGATTCGTTTGGGTAGCACTGAGAAGACTTTTGGTCTTGTTTGTATCCCTACCTATGACACAGTTGGTATCAGCACCGCCAAGAAAGTGCAGGCAGTTGTTGATGTCGTCTTTAATCAAGGTCAACCCGCTATTAGTGAGATTCGTCGATGAACAATTCTATGAACTTTCAATCTGTCCATTCAAAACCATTTGATGAGGCAAGAGAACGATACAGAAAAGCACAAGCATTGATGCAAGTAAAGCAGAGAATGATCGCTGATTTACCACCACCAGGCAGTGCAATGTATAGGTATTTTTGTGATCCAAAAGAGAATCCCAAACCATACTCTGAACAAGTAAAACGCATTGAAAGTTTGACTTACGAGGATATATTCGGAGATGAATAATCAGCAACCAACTAACAGCAACATCCTTGATCCTAAATGTGGCCCACTAGGGTTCATTGTTGGGGACTGGAATGATATAAATTCATTTTATGCTGCTGTCCCATGCGGCACTGGTCTGATGGTCATCCACCAGGGAAAACAATTAAAAAAATGCAGAAACACATCTAGTGCCCGTAATTTCATCGAAAAATATAGAAAGAAAAGATCGGTTGCGCGGTTGCCTGTGTGACAGTTGATTGAACCGTCCACAACCCCTTGACCTGGGTGGGGTATCCGTGTATTATTACAAAGTAATCAATCAGTCCCACATCGGGCAATGAGTATTATGTTTCAATCTGATCTTTCTAAC